TTATTTTCAAGGCTTTAAAGTCTTTAATAGGACTTGATAGGTTTATTTTGTGGTGGAGCTGGCGAAAACTGATCTAGATAAATATCACTTTGTTTTTAAAAGATATATTAAATAGTTAAAAACAGCTTACTACCACGCTTACTACCATAAAAAACAAGACGCCAATTCAGATGATCTTTTGCCTTTTAGGACGACGATTATATCATCAAAATTTGCATTTACTTGCGTTATTTTGCGTTGAAGAATCTGAATAAAAGGATTTTGAAAGCGTTAGATCTGAAAAGGCTTTGTAAAGGATCTAAAATTGCGTTGAAACACACACATTTACTGTGCGGGCGTAGCGAGGTTTTGTCTGCGATTTTTTATGCGTGCATTTGGGCGAAAAATCGGGTTAAAACAGGGCTTTAAAGTTTGTTTTGTTGATTGATTTGATATAATACAATGGGACGATATTAATACTATACAAGACAAAAAGGCTATTTGAGCAATAAAAAACCCGCATTTCTGCGGGCTGTTTATTTTGAAAAGGATCTATTGTAGCAATTTGTATTCGGTGAACGTGATCACTTCTTCCCCTACCCAACTGTTAATCTCTTTCAAGCGTTCTTGCAGTGGGATTATTTCATTGATAAAAAATACTCGCGTTGCTTTTTCTACATCACCAAAACCGCCTGTATTATTAGGCACAATGCCCATTAATTGCGGTGGCACACGGTGGGCCGCTAATACATCATCACGACTTGCATTTTTTATATTTAAAAAATCATCTTTTGCCACAGCATCAGACAATGGAATGACTTGCATCCCGTCTTTCTTCCCGTTTGGAATATAAACAAATAAATTCTTAAAGTTTCCTGTGCCTTTTGTTTGTCGGATTTGTGTTTTGATCGCTTCAATGTCGTCTTTGTTTTGCGTTGGGTCAGTCATGTAAATAATCGACCCCGCATGCGCACCGTTCAAATAGTATTTGCGGCGGAACAATGTGGCACTTTCATTCAAGAAAGCTGATTGTAATGCCGCTAAATATTCCGGCACGCCGTAAATTTCTTGGTTCACATCAGGGTTGATCAGATTAAACACTGCATCTTTCGGGAATTCATATTCATCAAAGCCATTAACTATCTGATAAAAAATGCCTTTCTTCACGCCAACGCGCATATATTTTGCAAGGGGCGATTTTAACGCAATCACTTTCCCGAATGTGTTTTCAACTTTTTCAAGGTAAGCATTACCGAATACTAAGTAATCTTGCACCAGTTTTTCTAACTGCGTGCGTGGTAAAAGTGCGGTCGTTTTACAGGTAGAAAGCAAAATATTTTTCTTCACCGTGATCGCACTGTTATGATGTGCAGATGCATTTAAGGCTTTGGCAAGATAACTTAAATTAATTGGCGGGTTGTAATATTTCTCATACATCAACACGCTTTCGAAATAATTCAATACTTCTGCACGGTCAAGCACGGGAATGGGTTCACCAAAGCTGAACGCCTGTGCTTGATTCCCCGTAGAAAGTGCGGTTGATTTTTTTGATTTTTTACTCATTTGGTAATCCTATTCAAAAGTGAAAATGGTTGATTGGTTACTTGACACATCGCCGTTTAAACCATAAGGCACATTTAAAATGCAGTTCATAATTGCCCATGATAAGTCGCCGTGGCTTGCATCTTCTGAACGGTCAGAAACATAAGTAATCTTTCCTGTTCCGGTGATACGTTTTTTAACTGTCATAAAACTGGTGATGATTTCGTTACCATCAAATTTAAGGCGGCGTTTCTGAATTAAGTTTTGCGTTTTTAATACCATCTCATTTTTTAAATCGGCGTTGTAATCAAGACCGATTGCCATTGGATAGAATTTTTTAACTTCTTGGAATACGCCAGAACCCATCCCAGTTTTATCAATCACAATGCGGGTGACATTGTAATCATCACAGAAATTTTTAATTCTGCTCGCTTGTGCTTCATAATCCATGCCGTGAAATGTTTGCCAATGCAAAACACGATAATCACCGCCTTCCACTTTAGGCGGGGCAATAATCGCCAACGCTGCACGGTCGCCAGTAAAGGCGGGGTCATAACCTAACCACACTTCACGATTACCGAATGGGCGTTGATAAAATGGCTTGAAGTCGTGCCATTCTTCCAAACTGTCCACTTGGCAAAGTTGCAGGTCGGCAAATTTAAACGCAGACGTGTTATCATCCGCAAACTGGCATAAAAACAACTGTTCAAATTCTTCTTTGCTGTTTTCTGCGATCAGGTCATCAATATTGAATAGGTTGCACCCACCTTCCATCGCATCATAAATGCTAACAATCTGCTTCCATTGTCTGTCAGCACAAAGTTTCCCGCTTTTTAAATTCTCGTGAGAAATGTCAATTTCTACTTTGTCCGCCTTGGCCCGATTTTTATTAAATGCTTTTCCAGAGAAAAAAGCATAAGCGGGATGCGCAATCGTGGTCGGCGTTGAAAAATACGTTTGGCGATACATCTTTTGCGCTGCCATACCTGATGCCACTTTACGCATCACATCAAATTTAGGCACCCAAAACACTTCATCAAAATATAAATTGCCGTGGTAAGACTGCGCCGTGGCGGAGTTCGTACCAAGAAAGATCAATTCTGCCCCATTTGGCAATTTGATGGTTTCGCCTTTTAAATCCACGTCCGCTGTTTGCTTGGCATAGTTCACAATGTAAGAACGGAACTGCAACGCCTGTTTTTTACTGGCAGACAAAAAGATTTGATTGTGTCCAGTCGTCAATGCGTCAATAAAGGCTTCATGGGCGAAATAGTAAGTCGCCCCGATTTGTCGGCTTTTTAAAATATTTCTAATGCGGTTTTCTTTTGCTTTATGCCAAACACGCTGATAATTAAACATCCCATCAAGAAAGCCATTGATCAGTAATTCTTCTTGTTCCTGATCAATAGCATTTTGTTCTGCTTTCTTCCGTTCGCCTTTGTTTCGATTTGCAAGTTTCGGATTTAAATCCACTTCATTGCCATCACCGAAAGAGTATTTTTTCACTCTCGCCATGCGTTCCATTTGGCGACCGAGCAAATCAATTTCTTTATAATCTGCCCCGCTTTTTTCTTCTTTGGCAATCAGCAAATTCAATCTTGTTTCAAGGGCTAATTCAACACGCCCAACGGGGGCGACATCATCCCATTTTTCGCGATCTTTCCAACTTGAAATCGTGGAAGCAGCAATATCAAGCTGACGAGAAATTTCAGCGATTTTATAACCGCTAAAATACATCTGTTGTGCTTTTCTTTTTATTTCCGCCGTTACATCGGGCGAAGCTTGATTGATAACTTGTTCGTCCATTCATCATCCTTTCAATTTACAACCGCATAATAGAAAGGGGCTTGCAGTTAGTCTTTACAGCTCACCTGTGAACAGAAAAGCAACAAAAACAACCCATAGACCGCAAAAATTAAACCTTTCAGAATAATGGCAATCTTTGAGCCAAACCAACCACAGAAAGGACAACCAATGGCAAAAAAATCTAAATGGGTAGTTGTCGCAACAGAAGGGGCAACAACTGACGGCCGCACAATTCAGCGCAACTGGATTGAAGAAATGGCTGAAAGTTATGATCCAAAAAACACCTACGGCGCACGCATCAATCTTGACCATATCAAATTCTCTGTCTATCTCCCTGAACTTGCCAATGCTCATTGCTTTGGTGACGTCTTAGCCGTGAAAGCAGAAGAACGTGAAGATGGCAAGTTACAGCTTTTAGCCGAACTTCAACCAACTGATGCACTCATTGCCTTAAATAAGGAAGGTCAAAAAGTTTACACATCAGTTGAAATTGACACCAATTTTGCAGACACAGGCAAGGCATACTTAGTCGGTTTAGCCGTTACAGATAATCCGGCAAGCTTAGGCACAGAGATGTTAAGTTTCTCGCACAATGGCTTAAATGCTCGCAAATTAAAAGCGGAAAACATCTTCACCGCTGCCGTTGAAACGGAATTGGAATTTGTTGAAGAAGCAGAAAAAAGCCCATCTGTGTTGGAAAAAATCAAAGCGTTATTTGCGAAAAAAGAAAAATCGGATGATAAACGCTTTGCCGACCAATCCAGTGCCATTGAGCTTTTAGCCGAGCAACAAAAAGACATCTTGGAAAAATTGACCGCACTTCAAGGTGATTTTGCAAATCAACAAAGCTCAATTGAAGAAATGAAAGCGGGCAATGCCGAAATTAATGCAACGTTTGAAGAACTCAAACAAAAGCCGGCACAAGCCGAAAACTCACGCCCATTAGTTTATGGTGAAAAACCTGAAACTGACGGCCGCTTCTTTTAATTTATCTTAGGAAAAAAACCAAATGAATAAATTTACCCAACAAAAATTCCAAGCTTACATTGAAGGTGTCGCACAAGATAACGGCGAAGATGTGGCATTTGTTGCAAATGGCGGGCAATTCACCGTCACACCAACAATGCAGCAAAAATTAGAAAACGCGGTGCTTGAAAGTTCCGATTTCTTAAAACGCATCAATGTTGTGCCTGTTACTGAAATGAAAGGTTCCGCATTGCGTTTAGGCGTACTTTCACCTGTTGCAAGCCGCACAGATACCAACACCAAAGCACGTGAAACTACTGACATTCACAATTTGCAAGAAAACTTATATTCGTGCGAACAAACCAACTTTGACACGCATTTAAACTATGCAACGTTAGACAGTTGGGCTAAATTCCCTAACTTTGCGGAACGTGTTGGCAAACTTAAAGCAGAACGCATTGCATTAGACCGTATTATGATCGGTTGGAATGGCACAAGCGTGGCTGCAACAACCAACCGCGCAACAAATCCATTGTTGCAAGACGTGAATAAAGGTTGGTTAGTTCAAATCGAAGAAAAAGCCACTCCACGTGTGATGAAGGAAGCGAAAAGCGGCACAGGCAAAATCGAAATCGGTGAAGGTAAAGAATACAAAAATCTTGATGCATTAGTCTTTGCATTAAAAGAAGATTTCATTCCTGACCAATACCGTGACGACACAAAACTTGTGGCGATTATGGGTAGCGACTTATTAGCGGACAAATACTTCCCGCTTATCAACCAATCAAAACCAAGCGAACAAGCGGCAGGCGATGCTGTAATCAGTCAAAAACGTGTTGGCGGTTTACAAGCCGTAA